CAGTTTTTGCTGAACAGTGTTTGGCACAGCCGCGGCGGCCACAACAAGGATGCGGAGAAACAGACATGCCTGGGACCACAATAGGTCGACCGTTTACTCTCACTGATGAGACTCCAGTGGTGCAAACACCGCCTGCGCTGTTTGCATCTCCTTGTCGTTGTGCTGCTGCCATATTGCTCTAGGATCCTATGATAAGTTTTTTCTCTGGTATCTTGATACCAGTGGTTGCTTCGATATATTTCATTTTGACGCCATCTTCGGTAAGGGCGTACAATGTAACATTGTTAGTATTTATTCTGACACTGGTATCAAGATCTGCGGTAAACATACTGGGCACCAAGCCCAGTCCTTGTGGACCCGGTGCAACACTAACTGGATCTTGAACAACAATTTGTTGGTCATTTTGCGCTTCGAGCACTTTGGCAATCAATTCCTCGCCGCTGGTGAGTTTGAATGTGTAGACTTGGCCTACGGTTACGATTAAATTCATTGGGTTTCCTGTTGTTTCTTGACCACTGCAAGCTGGTAATTAATGAAAAATATATCTAGTTTGTTAACAAACATGTTGACAAATGCATCAACGGACATTTTTGGGCGAGCCAAATGATCCGGCACATGATCCCACAAGTAGTCATCAAATATCATGATGCCTCCTGGTCGTAGCATACCAAAGCACATGACAGCATCTGCCAACACAATGTCAGCGTCATGGCCGCCATCTACATAGATAAAATCGTATTCTTTTTTCTCTGTAATCAATTGTGCCAGCACCGGAAACGACAAGTCCACATGTGTGTTGATTGTTTGTTGGGGCTTTTTGAATTCAGCAACATTGCTTCTAAAACGATTCTCAATGGTTCTATCTTCGGGAATAGCATCATACGAGAACGCACTCAGTGGAGCATTTCCAAATGGATCAACACAAGTGATTGTGCCAGTGTCACTTAGAAAGTTTTCCAAAATCCAGCAAGTGCTACGACCTTCATGGCTGCCAATTTCTAGGATTTGATCAACTTTGCCCAGCCGCGCTTGAGCAAATCCAAAGTTGTTGATTGCGTAACTAAACCAATCTGATGTAAATTCTGCCACTAGGTTAGTTTCTTTCTTAGTTCATTGAAGCCGCCAACTAATTCATTATTTAAAAAAATCTGTGGCACAGATCTAGCAGTTGGTACTGCTTCTAACAGTTGTTCCCGGGTCCAATCCCGGCTCACGTTGCGTTCTTCAAACTCAATATTTTTTGCTTTAAGCAGCGCCTTGGCCTGATCACAGTAGGGACACGAGTCCTTGCTCCACACTATCGCTATCATTTTTTCCTTTATAAACTTGGCAATGCATCGTAGTCAAGTTGATCTGACATAACTCCCAACACATAGTTGGTACTCTCTGATTCCTGCAATGCAGTTTGTTTCTTGCTGGTATCCACATGTTTATTGAACCAAGGGATTGGCGTGCTTTTGGGAGCAGGTTCAAGATATTTGATTCCAATTTCATGCAGTGCATTTTTGGCAGTAAAGTCCACAAAGTCTTTGAGGATGTTTGCGTTCAAGCCAATAACTGGACCACGGTTGAACAAATAAGTTGCCCAGTCCTTTTCTTCACGAATAACTTCTAAATACAACTGATACACTTCAGCTTCACAATCAATTTTGGCCTGTGCAAATCTAGCATCTTCTTTGACCACTTGATTGATCATGAACGCAGTCCATTCTTTATGCAAGATTTCGTCTTGCAGAATCAACTGAATAATGTTACCATTGCCCATGAAGATTCGGTTCTCCACCATGGCCAAACTTGTGGCAAAACTTACCATAAAGCGGAATGCTTCCAGGGCATGGCTGGCATGCAATGCCAGCCATATGGCATTAATGTGTTCCTTTTCAGAAATATTCTCACCAAGCTCTTTACGACAATTGATAACATGCAAACGATCATAATAGTTACCTACGCTTGAGGCCATGTCAATAATTTCTTGTGTGTCGTGAATAGTGTTGAACACATCCTTGGGCACATTGTAGATGTTGCGAATAATGTGGCTGTAGCTGCGGCTGTGAATGTTGGTTTCGAAAAAACTCCAGTTAAACATCACAGCTTCTAGTTCAGGCAAACTAACAACAGGCGTAAACACTTGTGCAGGGCCCCGTCCTTGCAGGCTGTCTAGTGCAGTTTGTCGTAACAAGTTGCTGGTAAATATGTGCTTGACTGTGTCACTTGCATCTTTGAAATCGCCAGCATCCTTGGTCAATGAGATTTCTTCTGGAATCCAAAAGAATCCCCGCGCTTCTTGCTCAAATTTGACCAACTTGTTGTATTTTACTTCTTCAAATCTTTGGACAGTAACCGGGCCTGCTGGGTCTAAAAACATCTTGCGATTTATGTAGTCTGTTTTGGTTGATAGGTTGTATTGTTGTTTGCTCATTATTGTTCTTTCTTGATTCTAATATTTATAAAATTTTGATAATCCCGGTGGGTTGGGTCTTTGCCCATTGTACATAACCACCATTTGTTTCACTCCAGGGACAATATTTTTCCCATAATGCCACAGCATCGGCGTCGGTCTTCATTGCAGCGTCAACCAACAACCGATGGCTGGATGCTGCAAGGCTGTGTCCCCAGTCGTGTTCTGCCAAAAGTGTTTCTAAACTCATTTTATAAAATCTTTCTATTCTGTATCTTGGTCAGTGTTTCATACTTTATTATAACACATACTATTCAATATTAGCAGTATTATTTTATTCCAATTTTTTCTAATAATTCAGCTGGATGCAATTTTTTCCATCGAGTTAGAAGATCAAGTTGTTTTTGATTAATACTGTCTATTAGACCATGTTGAATCAACAACTCAGGATCATTAACCCAGTCTTGTAGTTTGATCTGAATATCGCTGTTTTCTAAAAAATAAATAGCCTTCACGTCGACCAATTCATTGTTCCATGTTTGCGAAAGTCCACAACTGTGGAAATTTATTATTTTTTCTCGGGCAGGGTTGGAGTGATAAAAATATGCTTTTTTAAAATATGACAGTTCATGCTGAGATTCACTATCAGTGTATAGCCATATACTTGTTGGTAAGTTGCTACTTGATTTGACATAGCACTGAGCATTTGGTATTGTATCAAATACTTCTTGCTGGATCCACAGCGGCAAATTATTAAAATCATCAACAGTTTTTATCAACGGCCATTGACTATCCTTTATATTATTGTAACATGTTTCAAAGATGCAAAAAACACAATTATCAAATTCAAGTTTGTCTGGATTACAATAATACAATAATTTTTTAAGGTCAGACTTGGTGGCTAAGGCCGCATAATTGTTGGGCCATACTTCATTTTGCTTCCAGAGGCTGTGGTTAGTTATATTCCATTGATGTTTAACAATGCTATCAAAGTCAGGATATTGATCATTGTAGTGATATCCGTGCTTGCTCCATTCCTCAGACAGCATTAAAAAATGCAAAAAAATAAATCCGCCAGACCCTCCACGATAGCCGACTCTGTAAATTTGTTCATTGTTGGCAACATTTGTCATATGGGTACGCTGAGTTCCTTAAAGGGTTGCACTGTTTTTTTGTTTTGCCAATAACCTGTCAGAGTTATGTAACGCTTGTAGCTTTTCTGCGTCGGTCATTTCGTAGCACTTGGGTGAGAACCCAGGATCACGCAAAATAAGATAATTAGAGCGTGGCTCATACATATTTTTAAAATGCTTAAAAGTGTACCAAGTTACAAACATCATGGAAATAATTGCAATATGTCCTATCATATTGTAACCTATAAAGAGAAACTGTGCTGTATATAGTCCAAATGCCAGGCTCCAGAAACATCCTAACAATATACTAGCCACGTATTTAACATAAGGAGGAGCGTAACGCATGGGATTTAGGTTGGGATTCGTCACGTCCCATGAACCACGTAGTAGTAAGTAGAAAAATTTTAGAACAGCAAACATGGAAAATTTCCTTAGTTTAGGGAGTAATGTTGAAGATATGCAGTGGCATCATTCACTGCCATAATCGCAAGATATGTATTGACGGGTATACTTGTCGTTGTGTGCAGCAAATTCTTAACAATGTGATTGTATAAGTTACTATTATACTGTCACTGTTACGGTATGTCAACTGATTATTTTTTTAAAAGTGTAATAATTTGAACAGCCAACTCTCGAAACCATGCTTCGTCGTGTCCCCGCGTGGTTTCTGCGGCCACTCCAATCCGCACGCCACTTGTTTCCACAAATCCTCTGGTGTCGCCTGGCACACCATTCTTGTTGGCAGTGATGCCATTGGCCTCCAGCAGGTCGGCAAACTCACGACCACTGTACTGCTCCTGGGTGAGATCAATGGTCATCATGTGACACTGGGTGCTGCCGCTCACAATGTTGACACCTGCATCCGCAAATGTCTGTGCCATGGCATGTGCATTGATGCGCACACGTTTGGCATACAGTTTGAAACTGGGCTGCAATGCTTCATAAAAGCACTGTGCCTTGGCAGCAATCACATGCATGAGTGGGCCGCCCTGTGTGCCTGGGAACACTGCTGAATTGAGCTTGCGAGTGTGCTCTGCATCATTCCACAGTATGATGCCACCACGTGGACCACGCAGCCCCTTGTGTGTGGTACTGGTGGCCACATGTGCATGAGGGAATGGATTGGGGTACTCACCGCCTGCCACCAGGCCAGAGTAGTGAGCCATGTCCACCAACAGGATTGCGCCCACACTGTCAGCAATTTGTCTAAAACGTGCCCAATCAATCACTTGACTGTAGGAACTGGCACCGGCTATGACCATTTGGGGACGAGTGGACTGCACCAATTGTGCCACAGCATCATAATCAATAAATCCCCTAGAGTCCACACCATAGCTGACCTGGTTGAACCAGCTGCCGCTCACATTGACTCCGGCGCCGTGGCTCAAATGCCCACCTGATGCCAGGTCCATGCCCACAATCATGTCACCTGGTTTGAGGAATGCCTTGAACACTGCCAAATTGGCATTGGCACCAGAATGCGGTTGCACATTGGCATAGGCGCACCCAAACAGCTGAGTGGCATACTGTATGGCCAACTGTTCCACTTGATCCACGTGTTCGCAGCCATTGTAGTAGCGTTTGCCAGGCAGCCCTTCGGCATACTTGTTGGTGAAAATACTGCCGCACAGTTGCATAACCTCGCAGCTGGCAAAGTTTTCACTGGCAATCAGCTCAATGGTGGTATTTTGACGAATTTCTTCACTCAATAATATGTTGTGTATTTGTGGATCTATCATTGTGTTTCCTAATATGTATATTTGCAGTGGGTTGCACCTAACGCTCTAATTGAAGCTTTAAGTTTTCCTGGGCGACACCGATATCATGCTGGCGGCACTTGACACCAAAATAGTTGTTGATTTGATCATATCGGTTGCACCGCAGCACGCTATTGAACCATTCTAGGCGCAAGTACACAGCGTAGGCTTGGACTTTAGCACTGTTACAACTCAACCCGGTTGTTTCTTACAAAAAACCCCAATCTGTCCACATGTGATTGGGTGTCCTCTATTCTAACATATCCTGCAGGACACAGCTGGGCCAAATTCCATACAGGGACAAATTCATCCCACATAACTGGATCTGTGTTGTGCCTTAGATGTACTTCGATAATTCTGCTGCCAATGATTTCTATGTTTATGTGCTCTGCAGTGATCTCATCAAATATTGCAGGTAGTTCAAACATATGATTTACTCTGTTCCAGCAAGTGAAATGTATTAGATCTGTTGGAGTGTTAAATCCTTGAAAGGTATTGCCTTGCTGCCACACATTGTTCACACGAGTGTAGTCTATGGTGATGTGATCACCTTAAAATATTTCAGACCAAAAACACTCATCAGGAACAGTATCGTTATTGAGATAAAATTTAATACAAGCACCAGTTCCGCAACCTGTCAAATTCATAGTTGGTCGAACAATGTAGTGACCTGCACGTGGTACATGTTCAGTGCCTGCTGTGTATCTAAATTGCGTTGCTACCCATAACTTGTCGTACCAGTGACTCAACTCTGGATACGCATCATATGCTTCACTGTCGGTCATTTTTTACGAACTTCTCGGGTAACATCTGGCCACCATTCGGGATCCGGGGTCAACTTGTTGTCCCACAACTGCTTGATTCTGCGTTCGTATTCCGCCTTGCTGCCAGTCACTCGTCCTGATACCACATCCAGCACATAGTTCAGTGTGACAGCGTTGGGGCTGAGGCCTGCGCATCTGGCAGTGACTTCGTTTTTCAACAGATCCAACAGGATGCTTTCGGAACTGTCGGCCAACACTCTCACAAACTTCTTGGGCACATGCAGGTCAATGGTGCTGTACACAAAGTCATAGTGCGGACCAGGGCAGCAGTGCATGATGTACTCGTCCTGTACCACTATGCGTTTGAATCCATCCTGGTTGTACCACACAGCCATGGACTCAGTTAGTTCATCTGGTGCACCTAGCTTTTTGGTAAGACTCTTGATGAATTTTACTGGTTCTTCGTTTTCCCACATGCTAAGCGGGTCCTTGGATTCCGTTATTATTTGTAGTATTTTCATAACACTATTTATCCAGCGTTGCGCAACCACTGTGTTCAATTTTTATTGTTTTTATTTTAAGATTCCGTAATCATGTCTCCAAGTGTAGCACATACTGGTTATCATTTGTTGTCTTGTTTTTCATATACTATGTTCTATTGTAACTGTTATTGAATTTGTAACTTAAAGTTTGCAGGCCAGGCAGTCATCTTCCTCGTTATCAAAGTTGATTGCTGCTAACATAGCGGGAGTATTTTCTTCTGTCATTTTACTACCTGCTTTGTTAACAAGTGAGTAATATAGTGTCTTTCCGCCCCAATACCAAAAGTTCATCAAGTTTTTAGCAATCAATGTGGTTGGTACTTTACGATCAGCAAAGTGTGCAGGATTATAAAAAGTATTGGTACTGATACTCTGATCAACGTAGGCCGCCAATACCGCAGCAGTTTTCAAGTAGCCCGCACAGTCTTTTTGTTCCCACATCAGCTGATATTTGTTTTTTAGTTTATGGTACTCAGGCACAACTTGCACAAACGATCCGGCCTTTGATTCTTTCACACTGATCAGGCTCATGGGCATTTCGATACCATTGGTAGAATTAATAACAACACTCGAACTCTCAACCGGAGCAACTGCACCAACTGTGGCATTGCGAACGCCATGAGTTTTCATATCGGCGCGTAGCGTTTCCCAATCTAGTTCAGGTGTAAAGTCTGCAAGTTCATTAACCCCATTAGCACGAAGTTCCCACGGAAACACACCTTGACCATAACGTGTGCGATCACTGCCCAAGCACTTGCCGCGTTCCTTGGCCAACTCAACACTCATTTCAGTTAGGTAGAACGATTGATGTTCCATCCATGATTTGATTTCAGCCAATGAGTCTTTTTCACCGTACTTGAGGCCGCGCTTGGCATGCCAGTAGGCAAGATTGGTGATGCCAATGCCCAGGGGACGGATTTCGTCATTACTTAACTTGGACTGAATTGATAGGAAGTCCTGATAGTCCAGAATGTTGTTGAGGCTGCGGTGTAGAATTCGAGCAGCCCTACGCATATCTTCAGGATTCCGAAATGCTCCCCAATTTAAACTCCCCAAGGTGCAAAGAGCGATTCTGCCCTCGGCATCATCCAGCCGTTTGAAACTCTTGGTAGGTAAAAGAATCTCGCAGCAAAGATTACTCTGGTAAATGGTATGATACTCAGGATCGAATGGGCCTTGCTTCATTACATTGTCAATGAACACAAGATAGATACGGCCGGTATCTGTACGTTCTTTTAAAATACCTGATTTGAACGCTTCTTCAGCAGCCATGGTCTTTTTGCGTAGGTCACTGCGCTGCTCGTATTTGACATATAGCTCTTCAAACAATGCGGTATTTTTATAAAATGCTTCGTACAGGTCCGGCACTTGATTTGGATCAAAGAATGTTATTTGTTCTTTGTTTTTGAATCGTCTCCAGAAAAATGCACTAAGCACCACTCCATAGTCCATATGTCGGACTCGAGTTTCTTCTGTACCTTGATTATTTTTAAGTACAATAAGATCGTCAAACTGGTAGTGCCAAATGGGATAGAAAACCGTAGCCGATGCATTGCGGATACCGCCCTGTGAGTTATGAGTAAGAACCATGGGACCTTCTTTACTGGAAGACGCAAAGAAAGTATGGATATCTTCTACTGTAATGTCGATATAGTTTTCGTCATTGTTTTGATCAAAATCAACTGTTAATAGTCGAGTAAATCCACAGTCAGTGAGTACACGATCCTCGGTGGTAAGTTCGTGTGGTTTCTTCTGGAAGAATGCACCAGAGTCGGACCAAACCATTATAGGATGATTTGTTGAGCAGTTTAGCACTACTCCGTTTTCAAACTCTAGTCGAACTTGGTCCTCTACTTTAACAACAGTGTTCCATTTGTCTACTACTGTTTTAAAGACGATGCCCAAGTGCTCGTCTTTGGTTTTGATTTTCATGCCTGCTGTTAGGTCTTTAATTTGTATCTTTTTAGTTTTTACCATTTTTGTGTTCTTCTTGAGTTATAGTTTCTATGTCTTTGAATTTAGTCGACACGTTGAACTGACTAACTTTCAACAATGATTTATTTCTTGTTTTTCTATAATACAGATCTAAATCCTTTTTAGATTTAAAAAACTAGCATTTATCTGTTGAATTATCCTCGTCTAGTACCTCTACCCATGTGTCAGGAGTAACGCAGCAGGATCGCAAGTCACCAAACCATTTTTTTAGGAATGGAATCATGCCGGTGTGCATGATCTCGCCACCGCGAATAGGAGCGCCCAAAGGGCGCAGTCTACCAATTTCCAAGCCAATACCCGCACGTTTGCTGGCATACTTGGCCATCATTTCTCCGGATGCAAAGATGCTGTCTAGGTCGTCGTCAGCTCTGATAAGAACACAACTGCTAAACTGTTTGGTAGGAGTACCAAGCCCAGCAAGTACAGGAGTAGCAAGAGTAAACAAGCCATCACTGGCTGCGTTGTAGTACTCTTTGATGTAGCGCATACGGGCTGCTGCCGGTTCTTCACTGTGAAACACAGTAGCGGCCGCGACCATGTATCGAATTTGCGGAGTTTCATAAATTTCCTTTGTTGCACGATTCTTGACAAGATATTTTTCAATCAACTGCTCAATGGCAGCATAACCATATTGCTCGTCTTTGTCATGATCCAGCATGTCATTCATGCGGTCCCATTCTGCTTCGGTGTACCATTCCAGCAGTTCTGCAGTGTACAAACCAACAGCCACATTTTTCTTTACGATACTATACAACGACGGCACACTGTAACTGCCGTACACATCCTTGCGCAACATGCTCAATCGTTGTTTGCCTGCCACGTACTGATAGTTCACATGACCAATGTCGGGATTTGATTCAGTGTCGATCAAGTCCACAATAGCCCTGAGTGTTATACTGTCAATTTCTTTTGTGGTAATTCCATCGTAAAAGTGCAGTTGTGCTTTGATTTCTATCATGCTTTGACTTACATCTGCAATACCGCTACATACTTTTGCTATCTGCATCTGCCATTTTTCTAATGCAAGCGGCTCTCGTGTGCCGTTGCGCTTTGAAACAGTAATTGTTTTCATTGTTACCTTAGTTTTATTTTGATTTGATTTAGTGATACACAGTGCAGGGCCGGGTGTGGCGCCGGATCAATATTTGCAATAGAATTTGATTCCCAGTTCAGTATATATTTCTTGTTGTTGACCAGTACTAAATTATCGCCGTTTGTTTCTTGCAGCACCACATCTTGTATATCCAACCTGTCCAACATAGCTATAGTATACATGATTCCTAGTCCGCGAGCAAGAGAACAAAAGGTATTATCGTCCAGCAATTGCCAGGGGTCTGGCCAAGATTCTTGATCGTCCCAGTGCAGGTGGTATGCACGCCAAGGTGCAGAAAACCACCAGGCGTTGATCATTTCCAGCGCCAGGGGCAATGGCACAGTGGCGACGTTGCGTCTCAGCTGAGTCCAAGACTCGAGCCTTTTGGCAAAAGTTGGTAACCACATCAACTTAGGTGTGTAACACTGTACCGAATTGTACCATTACCGGCAGCTGCTGCAGTATATGTAATCGTGATTAATGGAGTAGTTGTACTTAGATTGTGAGCGGCAATCAGTGTGACCTGGGTATCTCCATTATCAGTATAGTCGTCTGAATACGCAAATCCAACACCCGCAGAGCCACTTTGACCACTGATAACCGTCATGGTACCGGTTCTATACAATCCATTTCGAACTATGGTGTAGTCCAGTTTAAATCCAGGGATGGTAGTACTGGCAGCATCAACAATTATTAACTCAGCTGTGGCGCCTGCGGTTACTACATCAGCAATGCCCGAAGTTCTGCGGTACGTGCCCAGCGTTAATTGATTACCAATTTCGGTGTCTTGCACATCGCCCTGATAAAACGTAATTTTACTAACGTTCATGCCCAGGGCAATGGTTTCAGTATCATTCAAGTTGATTCTTGGATAGGTGCTGCTTTGGCTGGTGTTGCGTACAAACAAGTCACCAATGCTGACGTTGTTGTTTGCATTGATGTCAATAATACTAGTGGATGGCAATGCATATCCATTAAAGTGATTGCCAACGTCATAAAATATATTGTGTGCTGACGCATTACGACTCACATTGTCAAAAATAATTCCTTGATTATAAATATTGTCAAAGGTACACTGTACCAGCCGAACTCCTGTTGCTCCTCCAGCAACAGGAGTGGTACCACCTAGCACTGCGCCTTGATGCAATGTGTCAAAATCACAAGTGTTGAATACTATGCCTTGAATTTGTTCGTCGGTGTTTGTTCCATATGTGAAACCTTTGAATCTGCAGTTGTTCCAGGTAACTTTGCTAGAAATTGCACTGTCGGTACTGGCCCATCGAACCGCAGCAACTGCTCCTGTTGCTGTTGTTAAATCAGTTAGCCCAAGTGGCCCATCAATTGCAATATTGTTAAAAATACATTGTGCTGCGTCTTCTACAAGGAATCCGTTGTGTACTTGGTTTGTTGAAAAGTTCATGTTGGATATTGATATGCTACCGGGCAACAGCGCACCGTTGGTAGCAATGTTTACCCCGGTTTGCTGAAGACTATCTGCAGTTCTTGCAATATAATCCGGTAACAATGTAGTCTCCCAATACGTGTTTGCATTTGGGGGTGTGGGCAGTACTGTACCAATTGGAACTGGCACAATTGATCTAAAATAACTAACACCATTTTTTACCAAAACTCCCTGTGCATATGCAGTGGTACTGGTCCACTGCTGCACGTCAAAGCGAATATTGGAACTGTCAATTCCCTCACCATACAAATCACAGTAAGGCGGAATATTTAGCGTGTTGGTAATGATGTATGTGCCAGCAGGAAAGAACAAGCTACGGCGAATACTGGGATTAAGGTCTCGGCAGTACAACTGAAACAGTGAACGATTGATGTTGTCTGTGACATCAGTTACACCGTCCCCAGTGGCACCAAACGCAGTAATCACAGCATAGCTGTCCAGCCGCTGTTGAATACTTTGACTTACAGGTGAACCTGGAGTAGCTCCGGTTTGCGCTGCGTATCCAGCAGCCTCGCCCTCATATGTGTATTCAGTAGCAAAGCTCAGGATATCTGAAAATTCAGTAAGAACCTCAGTATTTCCTACCACAGGTGCGCCATCCTCAAGAGAGCCATTGCCAATAAACAGCTTGCGCTGATCAGTTGCCCAGCCAAGTTCAGCTGCTGCTAAAGGTTGTGGTAAGTCAACCTCTAGCCCTTTACGTTGTGTAATTCTCGAAATTTGGACAATAGCCATGTCTGATGATCCTCGGATGTTATCAGATATTTATCGAATTAACACATTGAGTAATACAACTCAACTCGTTTCATCCACTCGTTTGTCCAGTGTGCAAACTCCTTGCCTTCAATAACATACTCGGTATAGATAGGCTTGTCAAGATCACCACTGGCCAACATTGCTGGTTGTTGCGCCATTAGTATAACTCCGCAATCAATGGTTGTGCCATGAGTTTCGTTGTGCGCTGCTGCGTATGCCGAAAGCTGAATAAAATAATCGTCAATCCACTCGCGTTTTTTGGGCTTGTTTGTTTGTTTAAAGTCCATGATTGCAGGCTTGCCCTTCCAAACTCCAAGGCAATCGGTTGTGCCAGCATACAGTCCACTGTAGTATACCGGAACCTCTACTCC